GCAGGAAAAACATTCTTTGCCTCAGTAGCACCAGGATTCACGTGATCGGGTAGGTCAGGTAGCCATTCTCCAAAAGGTACTTGCATTATCTTACGTTATCAATGTTGTTTATACTTATACCTGATCTTTGTACTAATGGTGTAGCGTTATATTTATCTTTTTCATCTGCAAGTTCTACTTGTTGTAGTGCAGCTTCGTATTGACCTTTGAACTGAGCAACAGTTTGTGGATCCATGCCACGAATAAACGTACTGGCAAAATATAACGAACCATAAAGATATACATCAGGATGATTAGTTAGAATATGATTGGTTGTGGTTGATGAACTTAAACTATCAAACGCTTTGTAAAATACTATAGTAGCTGTGTAGGTGCTATCAGGTGAAGGACTAAATCTAAAGTTTGTACCCTCAATAGAGTATGCACGTGGTCTACCACTTTCTGAACCACCTTGTGTTTCTGCTTGATGAAACGGTGTCATAAACTGTAAAGCTGTTTTAGGATTAGTGGCTAAGATAAAACTGCGTGTTTGCAAGAAACCAGTAGGTAGTGCTTCGGTCTCAGCATCAATGCTAAATGAAGTGTTAACTGTCTCCATAGCACGTACTCGTAGTCTACGATTAAAATCTGCTTCTGTTAGTTTAATAAAATCTACAATCTCAGTAGTAAGATCATCACGTGCTAAAAAGTTAGCGATTGCTGTTTGTAAGTTTGCGTATGTATCTAAAGCCATTATAATCTTTTATCTCCTGTTCTAAAATACATATACTCATTACTGTTTACCATTTCACGTACCAAACTTTTTTGTTGTTCGTTATCTAGCTTGTAAAAGTTAGAATGACCAAACCGTTCTTTAGTTTTTACTTTTAACGCAATCAGGGGTATCTGTGCAATACGTTGAAACTCACCTTTTTGTGCTTCAGGTATATGATTACGAAACATCTTATTTTGTTCTAAGATTGGTGTAGTGTCTTGCGAACTTTTAACAACAAGTTTACGTGTGCCTCTGTCAATGTGTACATCCTGATTAGGGTTGTAAATGTCATCCATGTTACAGCTCCGTAGTATCTACATTGTAAGCATCAACCAATACTCTCCAACCATAAGTGTCTGACATAAACACAAGTCCAATACCTGTATTTTCAGTGGTTATAGTAAGGTCTGCTGTTGCACCTTGTATTTTTTTACCGTTTCTAGCTACGGTTAAATTGTTGTTATCAAAAGATGCAGCACTATCTAGTATGTGTATTTCATCACCAACTGCAGGGGATGCAGGTAAAGTAACGGTGAATGCACCACCTGAAGTGTCTGCAAGTATTCTGTCTCCAGCTACTGCGGTAAAGTTTGCAGTGTAAGCCACCCATCTTTTCGCAAAGCCATTAATAGCACCAGTAGTTGTGATAGTATCAATATAAGCATCCTTAAAGTACAAAGAGGAAGTACCTAAGTCTACATCTGAATCTGTAACTGGCCCAAGAACACCATTAGATATAGTTACTTGTTCATCACCAGCAGCAACAAAAGCAAATGAATCTGATGCGTGTTTATAATGAATACCACCTGAGTTAAATGCAGCGTTATCTCCAAAGTCTATCAATCCTATGTTATTAGCACTACCAGCCATTTGTATACCTGGTCTGTTATCATCTTCAAATACAGCACATTGGTTACTTGCATATAGTGGACTTGATGCTAAATCATTTACTACATGCAGTTTTAATGCAGGACTATCAAAATTAATTCCTACACTTACAGGTATATCTTTAAATATATTTGCTATAGTCATTTTTTTAGTGGCAGTTGCACTAGTGTCTACTATAGGTAATACATCATCTGATGCACTAGATGTTAATGCTGTTAATTCACTAATCTTACTATCAGCCATGTCTTATCCTCTTTCTTAATACTTTTAATCTTTGTTTGTTCTTAGTTTGTTGTTTTGTATCTTTTTCTTTTGACTTCAATACCTCAACTAATTCACTAAATTTCATTAGTTTTGAATTGGCGTGTCAGTCTCATACGATACACCGACACCTTGTTCAAGTATGATGTTATCGCCACCCTCTTTCAAAAGGTAGGTTAAATCTTCTAATAATGTTGCATCATTCGGTACGTCAGTTCTACGGTTACGATACCTGTCCTGACTACGAATTGATATAAAACCTGGTCGCATTATTGACTTAGTTCAGTTACTCTTGCAGTTCCTGTAGTAGAACCAATTCTCAAAAATGCAACTTTATCAGCACCAGCAACTCTTAAATACTCTACAGTAAAAGCTGGTAATATAAATGATGATGAACTTGCAGTTGGTGCAGAAGAAATTTCTACATAGGCATCTACAGTTGAAACTACTCTAATATCTCTTGTCTGTGCATTAACAGCACTAGAAGCAGCAGATGAGTCAGCTACGGCTACAGTCTGAGTAGCACCTGGTTTAAATGTTGTTGGAGCTTTATTCATTTTTTTTCCTTAAATAAAAGGGAGGGGCCGAAGCCCCTCACCTAATTAGTTTTATTGGTTGATGTCAAGAATGATGCCGTGTGCAGCTTCATTTCTAACTTCAAGAGTATACTCAACTAAAAGTTGTTTCTTCTCAGAGTCACCAGTTTTGGCAAGATCCTGAACTTGGAAATCTCTTAGGTAAGCAGTTGCCATCATATCACGCTGAATGATGAATACATCTTTAGCGTCTGTAACAGCCATTACTCTGTTTGGTACCACTCTTAGGTCTCCAAAGTCTGAAGAATATACGTCAATAGCCGCAAATTCTGTCTTAGCTTCAGCAGGACCAAAACGAGTTGTATTAGCGTTGAAACCTGAAATTACTTGTTTCACAGATGGTGGGCATACTAACATGTCCATTTCTCCACCTGACTCATACACCTCTTTGATAACAGTCTTAAGGATTGTTTCAGTTAAATCCCTGTCTGTTCCTGAACCTGGTAAGTCAGTACCTGAACCAGTAGAAAGTGAACCAGAAGTTCCTGCATCACCGTTAGTTTTTAACCAAGTAGGAATAGATCCTAGCTCTCTAGCAGCAGTTGCAGAACCTGATACTTGTATATTTGGTTCGATTAGATCGAACTCCATATCTTTCTTAAGTTCTTTTGATTTTTTAGCGATCTGATAAGCCATTTCATCAGCTCTACCTGCAGCGTCAACAGCAGATTGAGTTCCTGAAAGTGCTATCACTTTGTCAGCAATTTGACAAAAGTTGAAAGCTCTAGTTGTTGCACTTAGTGCATCGATAGTTGCGTCATCACCTTCAATAACTGCGTTAGTTGCAGGTGTAGCGAGACTATCTAATTGCCATTCGTGTTTTGTAGACTTAGCTGCAGTTCTAGGAATTGCAGAAAGTATAGGAGTATCTTCGGGAGAAATGTTATAAATTACATCCACTAAATCCTCTCTAATACCTACCGTCTCAAACGTATCGAATAAGTTTGTTGGTTGTGCCATGTGGCCTCCTTGTTATTAGTTAGATTAAATTACGGAAGAACTTGGCAGCATCTCTGACTTGCCCAGTCTTACGTAGTTTTGAGAGTTGTTGACGTCTTGCCTCTGCATTAACCTGACCTTTACTTTTCGCCACTCCACCTTTGACAACTTTAGGAGCATTAGCCACTTTTTTCTTTATTCCTGGCTTTGCTTTTTGTAGATTACGATAGTTCATCGCATCTTTAACAAGCATCACGTATCTGTGATCATATACACTGTTAATTTCATTGTCATTAAATCCTATGTTGCCCAAATAATCTCTCATTTGTTGTTTAAAACGAGGGCCTTTTTGTTCATCCATTAATTCAGGAACTTTTTGACTTAGAAGTTTTTGTTGTTCACCTAAGTATTTGTTAAACTCTTGAGCTTGTAACTCTTGAGTTTGCTGTGATACTTGAGCTAATTGTTCATGCTTTTTACGCATCTTATGCTCTAATCTTGCAGCTTCTACTGGATCTTCTTCATATAACTTCTCAAAATCAACTTCTGCGTATTCTTGTTGTAGTTGTGCTTGTGCAGCGTTGTTAAGTTCGTTCAGCTTAGTAAGTTTAGCTTCAACGTCTTTTTTGGATCGTTCAACAAATTCGCTTGACTGGTTTCTTTCCTGTGCAAGTTCTTGTGTTTTACGAGTGTAATCTGCATTTCGTTGATACCCTTGAATTAACTCTTCTAGGTTGACCGACAAATCTGTACCATCTATGGTTACAGTGTACATTGGTTCCTCAGAGTTCTCTTGTATATCACTCGACTCAGATGTTTCTTCTGCCTCATAAGACTCTGTCTCATTAGGACTTTCAGTTTCTTCAGTAAGAAGTCCTTCTTCTTCTGTTTCTACTGTTTCGGTTGGCTCCTCAGATACTTCTGTAGGAGCAGATTCAACGGGTGCAGATTCATTATTAGTCATTAGACCTTTTATAAGATTTCCTGCATCCAGTACGTTAGTTGCCTGGCTATCAGCCATAACAGCCTCCTTTTTTTAAATGTTACACTCCTTATCAGGTTGGTGTATTCGATTTAAGTCGAATTCTTTTTGATGTCGTTAAGTTGTACACTAGCTAATTTACCAGTGTCCATAACGGTTCGAAAATGGTTTTCTACCTTGTCAGTAAGGTGATAGGCTAACCACAAAATTTTTCTTTCTTCATCTTCATTGTGTTTGGTAGCCAATAAAGCATTTTGATATTCTTGTTTTAAAACTTCAAATGCTTCTTTAAATAACGGTTCATCTAGCAATAACTTTGCTTTTTCACCACGTGATCTTTCAGATTCTAAACTATTCTTTTGCATTATTAGGGTTTACCATAGTTCGTGCTACTTGGTCAAGTTCACTAAGTGCAGATTTTTGTTGTTCAAGCAAAGACTTTTGTGCTTGTTCTTGGATTTTCCCTTGTTGTACTATTTCTTCTTTAGCCAACATCGCATTGTTACGTAGTTGTGTTTCGTCAATTCTAGTACCGTATTGTAATTCTAGTTCTTTAATACGAGTTTCAAACTTCAGAATCATCTCTTGATAATCTTTTTCTAATTGTTTTATTTTAAGTTCGCTATCAATTTGTTTTCTGTAGTTCTCACCTTGAACTTGAAGCTGTGAAACTTTTTCAAACTCGGTAGGTTGTGGTGGCTGTGGTGGTGGCATGTTTTGCATACCAACATCAGGATCAGTAAAGAACGCATTAGGGTTTTTCAGACCAGCGTTTTCTACAATCTTACTTAGGGTGTTGTAAATGTTACGTAAGTTTACCATAGGCCCAACAGCAGAACCTTGTAGTTCTAAACCTTTGAGCTGAGTTTGTAATATGTTATTTAAGATAGCAAGTTGTTGATCTCTTGAACCAGTACCTAGTCCGACACTTATAGAAATGTTACAACGGTTACGCCAT